AATACGTTGTCGGCACGGTGGCTGACTCCAGCTACTGCGGTGCTTTGATCTGCGGTGTGCCAGTGAGCAAGCCCAGAAACGACCGTTACCCAGTTGGTTCGGCTTACGAGTGCCGCGTTAAGTACGAGTCAGACCTTGTCCACGGTGTGACCCGCGACATTGCGATGTAGAGAAACACCCTGAACCAAACCAAGGAGAATCCACATGAAAACAATCACTGTCAACGGTCAACAAGTCAACGCAGCAGACTTCGCTGCAAACGTCCTGGGCTCATGCTTCTCGACCTGGAGCTGGTGGGTGAAAGTCCATTACGTCAAGCCTTTCGACTGGGACTCGCCGCCAGAAGACCTGGCGGTGCCATTTCTCCGGCTCACCTACGAAAACCCCGGTCTTTCCAACTCGTTGCCACCCGGCACGAACCGTGGGCTGCAACACCCCACGTACACCAGCTTCCTGAGCCTTGCAATACTGGTCGAAGCTTACGAGCAGCTGGTCAAGTCCAACCCAAAGCTTGACTGGGAAAACCTCGACGCCTCCAGCAGTGACGCGATCATGCAGCAGGCTGTGTTTGGGGAAGTGGTTTTTTGCTAAGGACGCTAACTGGACGGCCGGCTGACGCCGGCCTGACAGCCTGTGTCTTTTCGATAGGCAACTGATTAACGTGAGCGTGAAAATGAACTACATCCTCAAAGTGAGTCTGCCTGACGGCAACCACCTGTACGAAACCGACGAAGTCTATTTCGACAATCCAGTCTGTGCCCACATGGGAGTCCGAGATCTGGTTGTGCGGCGAACCCAAAAGGTTGTCGAAGAGCATGACGAGCTTTACGGAGTGCCGAGCATCAGAGTCGGCTACGAGCTGGTTCCGCAAGGGAGAAACCCAACCGTCGATGCAATCGAGGGCGAGGCCGAAATCACCCTGGTTGACCTGCCTCACTGGCCTGCTGTTCTCGATGCGCTCAAGGCAGGCGGAGTGCGAGACGGGCAATACCTGGTGGACGAATACCGCGAAGTCATGACCGCAAACTGCAACCAGCTCTACACCGCTGAAGTGTTTGTTGTCGAGCAAATCATTAAATGCGGCCGGTCATCACGACGGGCTGCGAAATTGTGTTTGGAAGGTTTGGAAGTGTTACGCGAAAGGATTGTTACATGAACGAGAAACTTGACGAAGTGATGGCGAATGCAGCTAAACTGCTGGAGGAAACCAAGGACGAAATTCGGAACGGAGTTACTTGCCTGCTGGAGCTTATGAAAGAAGACCCCTCGGGGGATTTTACCGATAAGTTTTCGCATTTCATCAACGAAATGTCGGAGAACGGGCAGCAATACATGCAGTCGGACAACGAGCCACAGCAGATTGTCGGCTCTGTTGCGAGCTTCACTTCCATGATGGCATCCATCGGCTACATGACTTGCATGACCGAGATCATTCACGCAAATTCTTGCGAAATCAAAAGGCGAGAAGCCGAAAAGGCCAAGCGAGCGGAGCAGGAACAACCGGCTGTCGCCGAGCAGGCCTCCGAGCAGGAGGAGAAGGTCGAGGTGGCAAGTGGTCAGTAAAAAAGAGCGGTTGCGACTAGCGGCCAGGATCGCATTTTTTGAGCAATCGCTGAACGAGGGTGCGAGTGTGCTGGCTCAAATCATCAACAGCAAGAATGGCGACGAATTCATGCAGAAGGTGTGTGCTGAGATAAACAGAGAACTGAGAAACTCTGTGTTTGCAGCTGCCACCGAGTTAGACCTGGATTCACCAACTGACGATGCACTCAAGAACAGGCACATCGTCAACGGGTTTGTTTCGCGAATGGCGACCATCGGAATCGACGCCTGTTTCGCGTGTCTTGGTCAACGAGCCTTGAATTCCGAGGAGGTGAAACGTGAATGAACTGCAACTGGCTGTGCAGTTTGGAGCGAAATCCTATCCAGACCGCAGGCACAGCGAAAAGCACTATTGGTTTCGTTATGGTGACTACGATATTTGGCGTCACCTACACGCAAGCAAAAAGGAAAAGCGAGAGGTCTGGGTCGTGGCAACTCGAGGCCGAGTCGGAGGAGAAAAGGCCTGGCTTGGTCCGGTTCGGTTCTACAGTCTCAAGGAAGCATTCAATGCAATCTTTCAGAATGACTGGCGAAAGGCCGAACACCAGCAGTCTCACGTCGCTCATCCGACGCAAAACCGGAAACTCCTGGTCAACATCAGAGTCACCGAGGACGAGTATTACCAGCTGAAGAAACGAGCAGGTTCCCGCAGCGTGTCAGATTACGTTCGCGAAACTTGCCTGTCAGAATAACCTTCGGTTGTTCATCTTCAGCGCAGATTGCATCTCGAGAATGCGGCTCCCGGCGTTGGTGGGCGGAGGTTCAAAACGCTCGGGGGCCGCACCTCCTGTTTGATAGAAGATACTGAGCTTGTTGAAGCTTCCACTGCATGCATCGACCTGGTCGGCAAACGTCGCCTCCGGGAATGCGGTCATTTCATCCAGCAGGTCTTCCGTCCAGCTGGCTTTGACGACTGCGACGTTCTGGGCCTCGACCTGGCTAGCCAAGCCCATCGCTCGCACCACCTTCGCCGGCCCTGGGAGCTCGATGCCATCCTTCTTGCGATTCCTCGCACCGCCGACCACGTCTAAAAACACGGGAAAGCCGGCAAGTTTTGCGACGTCCATCTGGCCGATTTCTTTACCGCCCGAGCCGCCTTCCTGCTCGATGTAGATCACCACCTCGCCACCGTACTTTTCCTGGTCGCGCTTGGCCACCTCGAGCATGTTTCTGTCGCGCTCGGCAGGGTGCCACTGGCCTCGGACGACGTCTTCAATGATCACTTTGTACGGCCGGGCGTCGTGAGGCATGCAGAGCAGAGCACCAGCAGAGTAGCTGCCTTTGTCCAGGCTGGCTGCGCGGTCCCAGTAGCGGACTCGCATACCTTGCCTGGGAACCTCATGCGGAGCAATCAAGTGAAAGTTGTCTCGAGCGAACAGCAGACCGGCAACATCGACGAATTTTCCTGCCAGCTCCTGCTCTCGCATGGCGGCAGTGTAGACACCAGAGATCAGGTCAACGTATTCAGCAGCAAGAAACGGATTCTCACTGCTATGCGCCTGGATGAGTGTCGTGTTTTTTTTCTGGCGATACCATTGAGTCCCAAACTGGTGAAGGTTCTCGGGATCTTTCACCACCGTGCCAGCATCGACCAACTGGAAAAATTCCTTGAACGTCCAATGAGTCCTGCCCCGAGGCGTGAACGTCAGAAGGCACTGACCCATGCGGCCTCTGTAACGCAGGATCGCGACACCGATGCGAAACACGTCTTCGTGGCAAATCGATGCTTCGTCGATCCAGAGCATAGGCTTGCTTGGACCGCGAAGTTTGTCTGGGTCTTCGCCGCTGCGGAAAGCGATCTCGGCTCGGCCACCGTCGTGCGTTCGAAAGTACGCGACCGGGTACGGGCTGGTCTTGGTTCGAATCAAGCGACCTACGCTTCGTGCAGCTTCGCAAAACGTCGGGAACGTGGTGTCGCCAGCAACGACGTAGGTTGGCGAGACAGCCATAACCTGCCATCCGTCTCGGGCGTCGTTGAGAACCTTCAGCGCTCCGGTGTAGGACTTGCCGCTACCGCGCCCGGCAACAAACCCGACGACGAAAGACTTGGCGTCGATAAACTGACGCTGCTTTTCGTACATTCGGTGGATTGTCTGGAGACGACCGTCAGCTAGACGAAGATCCTTCGTCGTCAGCTCCTTCGACCTCTTCCACTTCTTCGGTAGACCTATCATGCACCACTCGCTGGGCAAAATCCACGGCATCGATCACTTGAGGCAAGGCCTGGCGGTCCTTCACAACGACGAAGCTTACAGCAGTGTCGAGGCTGTGATCCACACCTGGGTCGATACGTTCCAGCAAGGCAAGGCGGTCTCGGTTGAGTGCGCTCAGTTTGCCGTATAGGTTTGCTATCGCGCCGAAGTTGATTTCACCTTCTTCTGTCAGCGCTGCCGACTCGGCGAGGCGGATGTTGCGCCAGATACCCTCTTCCTGGCGTTGCAGGCGAGCCCATTCCAGCGCAATCCACTTCTCGACCGACTCAGCCAGGCGCTCGCGATAGTCACCCATCGCCTGCTCGACTAGGCCCCACACTTTTCCGACGCTGCACTTTAGCTTGGCAGCGATCTCAGCCTGGGTGTAACCGCTACTCAGCAGCTCGAATGCCAGGAGCGCGGCCTGTTCGTTCGCCAGTGCGCTTGCGGTTCTTTTTGGTCCGCGATTGCTCGCCTTCCGCTTCGTCGGAAACTCCTGCGAAAGCGACTTCGCCAGTTCCTTCTTCGTCGGTTGCTTCTTGCGAGGCATCGTGCTTTGGTCTCGAGTTCAGGATTCGAACGACTTGATCGTAATCAACGACGCAATGAGTTGCGCGGAGCGCTGCCAGGATTCGGCCTGGTCGAATGCCGTCGTCTGCCATCGCGTAGATCCTCTCGACGGTGTCGAGCTCTGGGTATGAGTCGATCACGGCAGCAGCCAGCATGTTCTTCGCATTATACAGGTCGTGGTTGATTGCCATTCGACCGTTGATTGCATCGACCGATACCATCTGCGCGATCATCGGATTGGCCAGAGCAATTTCCTTGGCCGCGTCTCTCACTTGGTCAATGGTCAAGTGCTTCATCCTGGCACACTGCTCAAACGTCATGCCTGGAAGGCTGAGCAGTTCTTCGATTGACTCTTGAGCTGGTTCATCACCAAACTCACTGTCGTGCTTGCGGTTAGGCAAAAAGACTTCAGTGTCCCAACCGCCAAACTCCTCGCAACGCTTCACCCAAGCCTCTTCGACTTTGCGATCCCTGGCCACCTTGGCTGGGTTGACCCAATTCGAGGTGTGCTTTCCTGGATTGAGTTTTTCTTCTTCGACCTTGGTGACGTCAGGGTTCCCCAAATCGTCGAACCAGAAATACATTCGAGCGACTTGCTGAGCGCTCATGTTGGGCAAAGACAACAGCTGCGCGACCGTTTCGATTTTCTCTGGAAGGTTCTCCTCAGCTGCTCGGGCCACGGCCTGGAATGAGTCCCAGATAT